ATGTATATAAACATAGAAGTAAAAGACTCAGAAAGAAAAGACTACTATAAGTTCCTAATAAACGGAGTAAACTTAGGAGAGTGGGAGAGAAGCGATTTAAGATACTTAATAGAAGTGATAGATAATAAAATATAATGGAAATAGAAACAATAGCTAAAACAATAAAAGATGTTACGGAAGTAGATATATTTCAAAAAACTCGTAAGAGGGAAGTTATAGAACTAAGAAGCGTAGCGACTTATTATATGCGTGAAGTTGCTGGTTTAACATTAAGGCAGATAGTAGAAAAGTATAAAAAAAGTGGTTTAAAAATACATCACGCTACTTTACTACATAGTTTAAATAAGTATGAAACTTATATGAGGTACAATGATGATGTAAAAAAAGCTCATTTATGCTTAATAGATGATGACCTTGTGGAATCCAGAAACTATATTATAAGGAATATGTATAATATGACAGCCAAACATATAACTGAAATCGAGAAAGTGCTTAGGAATTAAAATAATTAAATAAAATTTATATATTAATATGGAACTAATTAAAATAACACAAGTAAAGCCAAACGAAAACAATCCTCGTTTTATTAAAGATTACAAATTTAAGAAACTTGTCAACTCAATAAAAGAATTTCCAGAGATGCTAAAACTTAGACCAATCATAGTCAATGCTGATATGGTTGTGCTTGGCGGTAATATGAGATTAAGAGCTTGTAAAGAAGCTGGTCTTAAGGAAGTTTGGGTTTCTAAAGCAGATGACTTGACAGAGAAACAGCAAAGAGAGTTTATTATAAAAGACAATGTTGGTTTTGGAGAATGGGATTGGGATTTATTAGCTAATGAATGGAATAATATTGAACTAAAAGATTGGGGTCTTGATGTTTGGCAACCAGAAGAAGAAGTTGATTATTCTGTTTTAGATGAAATTGATTTAGAAGAAACTTTAGAAGATAAACAAAGTGGTGTTAAAAAAGCTATTATGATAGAGTTTGACTCAAAAGACTACGAACAGGCAAATGAATTAATAACTAAAGCAAGGAAAGAGGGTAAGAACGTAGGTAAGATTGTTTTAAACGCTTTTAAGGATGGAATATAATGTTTATGTAATATCTGCTGGTAGGTATGACAAACTGCCTTTTAATCAATCTCAAAAAGAGAAATACATATTTTGTGTTAAAAAAGGAGAAAAGAACCTTTACACTGAAAATGGATGTATAAACACTTTTGAAACTGGTAATTTAATGCAAAGTAGAAACTTCGCTTTAGAACACGCATTTAATGAAAACAAGATATGCGTACAATTAAGTGATGATATAAAAAAAGTAGTTGTAAATAAAAATTTTGGTCAACCTAAAAAAATAGAATTAGATTTTGCAATAACAGATATCGTTTCAAAATTTAATAAAGTTAAAGGAGTTAAGCTTTTAGGTATTCCACCAACAGATAATTTTTTCTTTGCTAATAAAATTGTAAGCCTTAACACTTTCTGTATCGGAGATATGTTGTTTATAAAACCAAATGATTTGAGATTTGATGAGCAATTAACTTTAAAGGAAGATTATGATTACACACTACAGCATAAAGAAAAGTGGGGTACAATAAGATATCAAAAATATTTATTCACATTTGAGCATTATTCTAATAAAGGAGGCGCAGTTGATGTAAGAGATGATAATGAGGAACAAAAAAATATATCTATTCTAAAATCAAAATGGGGTAATAAAATAAAACTTAATAGCAAACGCAAAAATGAAATCTTAATATGAAAACAATAAAACTAAATAAAAAAGAACACGATGTAAAAATAGGTAAAGACTGCCCTTACTTTGAGCCTAATATTAAAGAAGATTGTTTTTTAGAAGTTGATGGAGAAATAATTGGTTTCTATATAAAAGATGTTTCTAAGTACAGTAAAAAATTGACTCAGCTGATATCAGTATCTAACAAAGAATTTAGAAGTGATAATGTTCCAAAATCATTATTAGAAAGAAGCGATGTTTTTGCTAAAGTGTATAAAGAAGGGCTTACAAGGAAAGAAGCTAAAAAACAAGGAACAATACAGATGAGCAGTATTTTAGGTAGTGTCGCACCTAAGGCTCATATGCGTAGACCATACCCAACAATATCATCAGTACATAGAGATAAGAAAGCAAACACATTTATAAAAGCTATGTGGGCATCTTGTGTAGAATCTGAAAAAATTATTAAACAACTTACTCCAGAAATTCATAAAAGACAATTAGAATTATTCCAAGACATAGACAACCAATGGAAGTTTGGTAATATATTTACAAGCAGTATATCTAATTTTAATATTGCCGCTGCTTACCATAGGGACACTGGTAATATAGTTGGTGCTGTAAATGTAATACTAACAAAAAGAAATAATTCAAAAGGAGGTTGCTTAAATGTTCCAGATTACAATGTAACATTTGAACAAGCTGATAACAGTATGTTAGTTTACCCAGCTTGGAAAAATATTCACGGAGTTACACCTATAGAAAAAACATCAGAAGATGGGTATAGAAATAGTTTAATATTCTACCCACTTAAAGCATTTAAAGGGATTTAAAATGAACAAAACTGAACAACATAAAAAAGCAATTATTGATGCCTTAGAAAAATCTTTAGGTGTTGTAACGACTGCCTGTAAAAAAGTAGGAATAGGAAGAACTACATTTTATGGGTGGCTTAAAGAGGATTTAGAATTTGCTAAAGAAGTTGAAGATATACAGAATATAGCTTTAGACTTTGTTGAAAGTAAATTATTTGAAAACATAAGAAGTGGTAAGACTGCTGAAATGATTTTCTATTTAAAAAGCAAAGGAAAGAAAAGAGGTTATGTTGAAAGGCAAGAAATAACAGGAGCTGATGGAATGCCTAATAATTTTCAAATAGAGATAATTGACAAAATCAAAGATACAGACTAATGTCGTATATAGGCATTTATTAAAGAGTAACACTAAGATTATAGTTGAGCAAGGAGGGACAAGGTCTGGAAAGACTTTTAACATCTTGCTTTACCTTATTTTTGAGTATTGCCTTAAACAAAGCAATAAAACTATAACAATAGCAAGAAAAACATTTCCAAGTGTTAGGGCTACTGTGATGCGTGATTTCATAGATATACTCAAGCAGCATAAATTATATAGAGAAGAACTGCACAATAAGTCTTCAAGTGAATATAAGTTAAACAACAATCTTGTTGAGTTCATAAGTGTAGACCAGCCACAAAAGATAAGAGGTCGTAAAAGAGATATGCTTTTTATTAATGAAGCGAATGAGCTTGATTTTGAGGATTGGCAACAGCTTGTATTTAGAACAACTGAAAAGATAATTCTTGATTACAACCCATCTGATGAGTATCATTGGATATATGACAAGGTAATTAACAGGGATGACGTTGAGTTTTATAAAACAACTTATTTAGATAATCCATTTTTAGATGTATCTATTATAAAAGAAATAGAACGTTTAAAATACACAGATGAACAGTATTGGCAAATATACGGACTTGGAGAAAAGGGTGTAAGTAAAGCTACTATATTCAACTATATAGAAGTGCCACATATACCATACGATGCAGAGCTTGTAAGTTATGGTGCAGATGCTGGATATACTAATGACCCAAGCACCTTAGTAAGTGTATATAAGAAAGATTACAACTTATACATCAAAGAACACTTGTATAGGACAATGATGACTACAAAGGATTTAAGCGACCATTTCAAACAGGAGGTACAGAGAAGAAGTCCAATTTATTTTGATGCAGCAGAACCCAGATTAATAGACGAGCTTAGACGTATGGGGCATAACATACAACCAAGCTTAAAAGGTAGAGACAGTATCAATGCTGGTATAGACTTACTCAAGCGTTATAAGATACATATAACAAGCGACAGTAACAATGCAATACAAGAGTTTAGAAACTACAAATGGCTTGAGGATAGAAGTGGTAAACTTACAAATAAACCAGTAGATAAAAACAACCATATTATTGATGCTGTTCGATATGCTACTTACTCTATAATGAGTAGACCAAACTTCGGTAAGTATACTGTAGCTTAATCTCTAAAATAAATTAAAAACGTTTATATATTAGTATGAAAGTAAATCTAAGAATACCAACAAGTCTAAACGAGATAACACTTGGTCAATATCAAGAGTTCTCAAAGTTAGATAATGATACAGAAATAAAGCCAGTAGATATTCAATTAAAGATGATTGAGATATTCTGTGGTGTATCAGACTTAGTGGTTAGAAATATGAAAGCTACAGACATAACAGAGATATGTAATATCTTAAATAATATGTTTGATACAGAGCATCAGCTT